TCGCCGCCTTGGAAGACGTAGAGGTGGTCGTCACCATGGACGTCGCTGGCCATCTCCTTCGCGCCCTTGTAGTTGCCCTCACCACTCTTGTGGAAGGACATGCTCACGGGCAGGCGGTCAAACTGGTCGCTGGTCTCCTTGGCCAACTGGCGGTAGGCTTTCTCCAGCAGGTCGTCGTAGCTCTTGGCCCCGGCCTGCTCGAGCACGTCGGGCATGCTCTGGGCGTAGGCGTCAAAGATGGCGTCCTTGTAGGCGGGCGAGCCTTCGACTGCGGCCATGTGCGTGCGGCCAATGGCTGACTGCTTGGCCAAGCTGGATGTGGGCAGCTCGGGCGTCATGAAGTCTGCGCCGCGCTGCTCCTTGGTGTAGCTCTGGGCGAGCTTGAGTGGTTTGTTGCTGGGGCTGGCAATCAGCCCTGCCACTTCCTCATCCGAAAACTGTTTCGGAACTCGTTGTCCAGTTGTGCTTGGTCCTGCTCCGATAGCCCCTTGGGCTTGTAACCCATCTGCTTCTCTAACGCCTCGCGCAGCTCCCGCGCTTTTGTCAGATGATGATTGGGTGACCCGGTAGAACGGTCCTTCTTGTCGTGTTGCATATGTAGCTCCTGTTGGTTTCCCTGCCTGCGCAGTCTTCGCCTCTGTGGCCAGAGGGGGGATCTTACTTGAAGTTAAAGCATCCGACGCCTTTTTGACCAGCTCAGGCGCTTTCTTTGCGGCCTCTGTTGCTTTTGTCGCACCCTTGATCATGGCGGTGGGACTGAGAAAGCTCAGGGCGGTCTCCATCATGGGGCGCTCTTCTCCCGACGTTACGCCGTACTTATCCATCAGGTCCTTGACGTGTTCAGACCCAAGGAACGGCTTGTCGCTAGACACCTTGATGTCTCGCCCGGTCAGCTTGGAACCCAGAATATCAAGGGGCACTAAGCCCATGTTGACAAGGTCAATGCCTGCGCTCAGTGGGTTGTTAGCCAGCACGCCACGGTTGAGCAGGTCCGTGAGTGCGCGTGGCTTTTTTAGGCTGCTGACTTCCTTGCTGCCTTGATCTTGGGCCAATTCGGCAAGCAGCTTGGACATCAGCTTGGCATGGTCAAGGTTGCCGTAGTCTTCGCCTGCAACGTCAGCGGCTGCAATGCCACCGCCGTCAAAGCGGCGCTCACGGATTAGACCGCCCTCGGCCTTGTTCAAGTCAGGGTGGCTTGTGTCGTAGGTTCCTTGGTTGCCGATAGCGCTCTTGACTGCGTTGGGGTTGTAGGACACCACCTCGCCCAAATCGCCATCTCTGTCGTACTGCATTAAGCCGTCGTAACCTTGCGCCCGGGCGCGTGACTCAACTTCTTTGCCAATGTAGCCTTTTTGTTCGTAGGCACGCTCAACCATACGCGAGGCTTGCGACTCACCCATACCAAGCCTCATCAAAGCCTCAATCATTGGGTCATTTGAGGCGCTGCCATCAATTACAAGAGGGTTTTTTATTTGCGCGTGTACAGGTATTGTGTTGCCACCCTCGTAGTTGCCCGCACCCTTATAAGTGTATTGCTCCGCGTAGTTTGGATTTGGCGTCAAGTAAACACCTGATCCAAGTGCGCCATCCTTGCTGGGCTTTATGCGACGAATGACCTCAGCCCCTTTGCCGCCTTCGCTGGCGGTCGTGCCGTGGTACAGGCGCTGCTGCACCTTGCTTTGCTCAAGGAACTTGGCAAGGTTGGCGTCACGCTCGGCAGCAGGCAGCACCTTCTGCGCACCCAGCATTGCGTCGGCAGCCTTGCTGGCCTTCTCCAACGCACCCATCAAGCCCTTGGCGATCTTGCCGCCGTCGGCCTTATGGACCTCGCCGCCTTCCTTATACAGGTAGCCCTTGCCCTTGATCACGTCGTCCATCACCTGCAAGGGGTGCTGGCCCGTCTCTTCGGCGGTGCGGCGGATCATGCGCTCGAGGTTGTCGATGTACAGCTCGGGCTTGGTCTTGAGTGCGGTGACGTCGGCAGATCCGTACCAGCCCAGCGCTTGGGCCTCGGCTGGCTCGATGTCGTGGCGCTTGGCCCCGCGCTGCCACAGGTCCTCAAAGCCTGCGTACTCGGACCCGGAAGGCGCGGCCTCCCAGAAGCCGGGGCGGTCCTTGGCCTCCTTCAAGGACATGCGGCCCTCGGCCACGTCCTTGCGGGGGAAGTGGGTCGCAAGCACGTTGCCCTCTTCATCCTTCTCGACTAGCTTGGATGTCAGCCAGCGGGGATCGCCGCGCTCGATGATGGGGCCACGCACTGCGTTGACGTCCACCGTGACGGGCTTGAGGTTGCCGAGGTAGTTGCGGTAGAACGTGCCCAGCTTCTTGTCAGGGGGCAGTGCGCCCATGATGTCGCCCGAGGCAATCTGCTTGCCACGGCTGAAGATGTCGCCCTGCGCCAGCGAGCCGTAGCCAGACGGCAGCTCAATCGGCGTGCCTTGGGGCATCTCCTGCTTGCCGCGCTTGATCTTGTTAGTCAGCAGGAAAGCGTCGTCGGGCAACTGGCCCGTCTTGCTCAGGTAGTGCAGGTAGCTGCCCATCTTGTTCTGCTGGTCCACCGGGTTGCGCTGGGAGGCCGAGGCCAGTTGCGCAATGAGGGTTCTGAACTCGTCGGGGCTAAGTCCAGCGTCCATGGCCACTTGACGCAGTGGCTCAGTGCCGTACCACTCCTGCACGTTCAGGTCTTTGCCCTTGTTGATCAGCTTGTCCACCTTCTTGCGGGCGGTGGGGCTGTCGAGCAGGTCTTGCATGCGCTCGGTGTAGGCGGGCTGCTTGCCCTCGGCGCGGGCCTTGTCCACCTTGGGCATGCGGGGCAGGTCCTCCTGCTTGACGCCGGGGGTGTACATGCCTTGGGTGCGGGGCATCAGAGGCAGCCCAGTGCCCTGCGGTGAGGTCATGGGCGCTTGCTTGGCCTTCATGGCCTCCTCGAGCTTGCCTGCGGTCTTGGCCGCAAGGATCTCGTCAGCCTTCTTGCTGACGTCGGACACGATGTCGATGAGCTTGGCGGCAGTGCCGCTCTTGCCGCCCTTGTTCATGCGGACCACCCCGCCCTTGGCATAGGCTGGGCCTTGGATGATGTCGCCGCCGTCGGCCATGTCGGGCACGGTGTTGAACACCTCACCGCCCGCCGCGTACTTGTTGACCTTGGCGTGCCAGACGTGCTCGCGGCCTTTGTACTGGTGAGGGACGCCGCCCCCGGCCATCGCCCACTCTTGAAGGGACTGGGTCTTTTGCTTTGGTGCAACCGAATCGGTTCCGATTGGCTTTAGCTCGGGGAAGCTTATCGGGTTCAACGTCGGTAGGTTGGGGACTGAACTAGCCATGCTCGTTGCCTTTCAGGGGAATGCCGCCATCATAAACGGTGGGCCGTGTCAAGTCCAATCGGTTGTCCAGCCATGCCACGAGCTGGCGCAGTGCCCACTCCTTATCCACAGGTTGTCCCCACGGGGCAACCAACTCGAAGCGGGTGGCGCTCATGAGTATTGAGGTTTGATCAGACTGCATAGGGGTTCACCTTTCGGGTTCGGCCTGTGTCGGCGTAGTCGTCCTCGTCCCATGTGTCGTCGGGAAGAGGGTCGATGTCGAGCCACCCGGCGTCGCGCAGGTAGCGCAGGGCTTGGGTGCAGGCGTCCACGAGGTCGTCGTGCGTGGTGTCGGGGAAGCTACAGATCTGGGACACGAAGCCCTCGGCCCAGTCCTTGACGTAGCCCTTGCGGTTGTCCGACTCGGGTATCCACACTCGGCCACGGGCGATCACGTTGGACACGATGTTCAGGCGCTGGAGCTTGTCGGCCTTGCCGGGGTTGTAGGCGCGGACGGGCAGGTGGGCGCGTTGCAGGTCTTGGATCAGGCTGATGCCTGCGCTCTTGTCCTCAATCAGGAGCAGGTCCACGCGCTTGCGGTCCTTGCCCTCACCGAAGACGGTCTCGTACTCCTCGATCACCTTGGGGCGCAGGTCGGGGTATTGCATGCGCTCCTGCCAGCAGTCGATCACCATGGCGCTCATCGGGCCGTCCAGCGGCTTGAACACGCCGAAGGTGATGCAGGCCGTCGGGTCGTTCTGGACCTTCTCGCTGGTGGCCACGTCGTAGCTCTGAAGGATGTACTCAAACTTGGGGAACGCCCGGCCAGCGGGCCAGAGCCTGAACATGTCCCGCTTGACGATGCCGCCCTCCTCAGCGTCGATCACCTCGGCATAGATCTCCTGCCGCCCGATGGTCGTGCCCTCGTAACTCAGGATCTGCTTGCGGAAGTTGTCCGAGAGGTTGGCCAAGTTGGCGTAGGTCGAGGCGGTAGTCATCACGACGTCGTCGCCCTCTCGGCCCACCAACTCGATGATCAGGTCCTTGGGCTTGGGCGTGGTCGTGCAGATGAGGCGGGTGCGCTTGCCCAGCCGCATGCCGAACTGGATCTGGTCCCACGCCTCTTGCAGGTAGTCCCACGCCGCCAGCTCGTCGCACCAGCCGCCGTGGAACTGCGGCCCCCGGAAGCGCTCAGGCTCACTGGCGGGAATGCCCTTGATGAGCGAGCCGTTAGTCAGGCGCAGCTCGTGGGCGGTCTTGTTGTAGTCGGCCACCAGCGACTTGGGAATGACGGTCATCAGGCCGCTGTCACCCTCGAAGCAGGTGGCCCGGACGTCAGCCGAGGTGGGGGCGGCCACCAGCCAGCGCGTGCCGGGGTTTTCGTAGGCCCACCAAGCGATCTGCTCGGCGGCGGTGCGGGTCTTGCCTGCGCCCCGGCCAGCCAGCATGAGCCAGATGGACCACCAATCGCCCGGGGGCAGGATCTGGTGCTTGTGCTGGGTCTTGAACCAGCTCATGCGCCAAGCCCACGCAAGCCGATACTCGGGGCTGGCCAGCGCAAGGTACTTCTGCACCTCGGGGTCAACCACGATCTCGGCTATGTCACTCATTGGCTGCGACTTGCTTCTTTAGCTCGGCGTTCTTCAGGATAGCCGCAAGGAAGTTGTCAGCCTCGACCTGCGTCTCAATCTTGATGGGATTGCCGGGATCGCCGCCCATCTGAACCTTAGTGCCGTACTTCTTAGGGTTCCAGCAGGCCAGCAGTTTCAGGCGGTGCTCGGCGCGGTTCTTGTTCCACGCGATTGAGCCAGAGTCGTAGCGCTTGTTTCCCGCCTCGTCAAACACAGCCAGAGGCTCGCCGTCCATGATGTTCAGCGACTCCTCAGCCATAGCGTCGCAGCCTTCTTCACGTGCGCGTGCGAACTGTAAAGCGAGGGACTCGTCGGCCCCAACCCAGTTGTAGACAGCCTGACGCGTTGGCATACCCTCGTCCCCACAGATCTTCAGTAACGACTCTCCCATGCTAATGCGATGGAAGATCTCCTGTGCAAGCTCTGGAGTGTACTTGCCTGTCTTCTGGGCTTTTGCGGTCTGCGATGCTACTACCCCCTTGGCTTTGGGCTTCGGGGCTGCTGTAGCGCGTTTTGGTGGCTTTGCGTCTGGCATGGTGATCGTCCTCCTATGGAGATCGTAACCGAATCGCTAGTTTGCCGGTGACTCGCTGCTCTCGACCATCTCTTCGGCGGGGCGGTACTGCTCAACCAAAGTGCCTGCGCGGATCTGATTGACGAGGTCGTCCTGCGTTGCGACGCGGACTGAGAACTCGGTGCTCGCGACGTGAGCCAAGGCTTGTTGGCGTAGGTTGGCTTTGACGAGGCGTGCGCCCTCTTGGGTGCCTGTGACGATGTAGATGCGTTCTGCCATGATGGCTCCAATTTGTTTGATGTCCCCGGCCTCTTGTGCCGGTCGAAACCGAGTCGGTTTCTATTCGCTTTCAGATCGCTTTCAATTCGCTATATGTTGCTGGTGGCCAGATATTGCGCTACTTATCCGCAACTCAATGTTTTCGGGGCCAACCAACACGGCTGGGGACTAAGGCGGGATTCGAACCCTTACCGGACTCCTCTTGGCTAACCATAAAGCCTGTCCGTTTGCCTTGCGACTTTCAGCGAGTCTCCAGAGATGCGGCTACACCCCCTCGCCTCTTAATCCCCATGCGTGATGGCCTTCGTCTCTCCGAAGTGTCACCGTCTCACATGCCAATCCGCCACGGTTTGCAGTCATTACGGCCATGTGTGCCGCCAGTAGCTAGTGGGTGTCACTACCAGATTTCCCGCGTCTATCGGCTTTACCCGAAAGGCATCACGCCATCCCCACAGAAGAAGCTGGCCCCGTTTTTTCTGACGGTCTGGGGAACCGATTCGGTTTTAATTCGCTTACAGCATGTCTGGCAATATGCACAGGATGACCGTAAACGCTACAGCCATTATAGCGATCAAGATCTTTTCTGCCAAGGTTTCTTTATCCAAAATTCTTCTCCTTAAGTTTGGCTTCCTGTTCATCAAGCAACACAAATAGTTGGGCATCCCCACTAATTTTTCCGCCCATTCCTTTTGCCCCGCTTATTAAATCCAGTTTCTCTTCATCCGTCAGCCCTACCCAAGGGCGCTTTTTCTTTCCGTCGTAAAGCCCGCTCATGTAAGCAATAGTCAGATCGTCCGGCTCCTGCGCTGGCTGCGAAACGTACACCGGCTTACCTTCGTGGTAAGTCTTTACTGCACGGTAGTCGGGCTGTGCTGCGGGTGGAGCGGTGTAGAGAGTGCGAACTTCATAGGGGCCGTGTCCATCGTGATGGTCTGGAATACCGTCGTACCAATCTGCACAATGCGGTGCTCGGAATTGGTGTATAGCCACAGGCTTCTGCGCTGGTGGCGTCAGCAGCTTGGCACGCTGCGCCCTGCGCTCTTCATGACGGAATTCAACCTCCCAGCCGAATTCACTATCCCATTCACTCATGGCTGAAATCCTTCTCCTCCTTAGCGGCCACCTCGGCCTCGTACTCGGCTTGGGCCTTGGCCACCAAGCGCTGGATGTCCAGCGTGACCAGTCGGTCAAATTCTTGCTGCGTCATGGTGCTCTCCTTAATTGCCGTGCAGGCTGCGGGGGTAGTAGTCTTCTTCTGCCTCGTCCGAGCCGGTGCAAGGCTCGGCGTCCATGTCGCTGATGTAGCAGCCAACGCCGCTGTCAAACACAATTTCGAGGGCTTCTGCGCGGTCATAGGCCATGACCTCGCTGTGGAAGTTGCCATTGACAAACACTGCGTAAGGGATAGGGGCAAGGAGGGTCATCTGATTTCTTTCGGTGTTACCTGCGTATTGCAGTGATGCTAGTGTAACCTCAAATTACACAATGCAACAACTATTTGCAAAATATTTGTAGGTGATTACCCTAATATTTCTTCAACCTCTTGAATGCGCTTGCCAATCCATGCCATCACAGGCACAGCCATTGAGTTGCCAAGAGCCTTGTACCTTGGCCCGTCAGGCGTTGATTTGCCACCGTGCTTGATGTCCGTGTAACCATCAGGAAACCCTTGCAGGCGCTCGCATTCTGTTGGCGTAAGGCGGCGTACTTGCATATATGGTGGTTGTATGGCCATTTGGTGCTCTGGGATTCGGCCAGCTCGGAGAGTTCCAGCGCTGTCGTACTGTTTCACCCCATATTCGCTATCCTGAAAAATTCCGATTGGCTGCGCTACCGCCATTGCTTGCGCTAAATACGTCTGCTGCTTCATGCCCGGCTCTGCCGCCAATGCGCCGGCCACTTGCATGATGCGAACTTCGTCACGCTGATTTTGAACAAATGCAATTGGCTGCATTACCGCCGTACCGCCTTGAGAACAAGTAGGATTTAAGCCGCTGGCGGCATCTAATGTCTTGCTTGTTTCCTCGCCCATTCGAACATAAAACCCCCCCTCTGGCCGATCTGTACGCTTGTTGCCACCATAAATGTTGATTGGCTGCGCTACGCCATGCACCCCGGTTGCATTCAACGTGTACATTGGGCCATTCTCAGTAAAGCCATCACCGTTGCCGCCATTCTCAGGCTTGCGTCCTATGGTGTTCTCTGCAAGAGCAATAGGTTGAGCCAGCAAATGACCTTGTTCTGCGTCTTGAACGCTTATGCTTTGTCCTGTTCTGGCGCACAAACTGCCAGCCACAATCATTGCCTGCGCTTCTACAAAATCTCCTTGGAACCCACTACATTGGTTAGCGCCAACCGTAAGGGTATCGGCAACTCTTTCCCTCTTTTCTCTGCTCGGCGCAGGATACCCGCACAGGCTGTAGCGCTCAAAAAGTACCGCTGCGGCACACTGCCAGTTTCCAAGGTATCCGACAACGAACACGCGACGCCTTCGTTGGGCCACTCCGAAGTATTGAGCGTCAAGAACTCTGTACGCGAACCCATACCCGAGTTCCCCCATCCCGCGAAGGAGGCTGGCAAAGTCGAGTCCTCCGTTAGAGGATAAGACGCCGGGCACGTTCTCCCAAACCAACCACCGGGGCCGATACTTTGCAGCAATTGCAAGGTAGGTAAGCATGAGGTTGCCACGAGGGTCATCCAGTCCTTTTCGGAGTCCGGCGACACTGAATGACTGACAGGGAGTTCCTCCAACGAGAACATTGATAGCTGAGTCACTTGACCACTCCTTAAATTTTGTCATGTCGCCAAGGTTTGGCGTGTTGGGGTAATGGTGTGCAAGCACCTGAGACGGGAACTTCTCAATTTCTGACAACCAAGCCGCTTCCCACCCAAGCGGATGCCAAGCAACTGATGCGGCCTCAATGCCCGAGCAAACCGAACCGAACTTAATCATTTTTTTGCCTTCTAAGGATGCACAGCAATTCAGTAGGGGACAACTTGTCTCCTCCATATTGCTTGGCGTACTGCTCAATCTCGTTCAGGACGTAGGCATAGCCAGCGTCAAAGCCTTTGATGTACTCAGACATCACAGTCTCCGATGCGGGCACGCTACAGCCCCTGTGAGCCTCAATGAAGGCATCAAACTGCGCCAAGATGGCGTCAATGGGCGCAGGCATCTTGACGGCCTGCTGGAAGCCGCAGTGCTGGCACTCCATGCACTGAGTGACCACGTTGTGGACTATGTGGTCGGTGCTCATGCTGGGATCTCCTGACGTGCCTCTTGGCGGCCACGCTCGACGAGGTAGCGGGCATCCGCCCGATCTTCGATCCGCTCTGCCTCCATCAGGGTTCTGATGGCGTGGGCAACGGCCTGCCCCGCCTCTGAGGACTGCGCCCGCTCGTACCTGTAGCCGAGGTTGATGTACTTGTGCTCTGCGCTGTTCATGCTGTGTACTCCAGTGCCTGCAACTTGCTGATGCGGTCGTTGATGTCAGTGACCATTTTTTGGTAGTCGGCCATGACCTTTTGCTTTTGCTTTTCCAGCGCGGCAATCTGCTGTGCGCGAGGATCGTAGTCTTCAGGGACGTCAATCTCGACCTCTTGCGGACCGACGTAAGTGCGATAGTCGGAGTCTTCGAGCTTGCACGAGAAGACTTGGAAATCGCCTTTGTCTTCCCATGTGTATTTTTGGAAGTGGATGTGGACTGTGGTTTTGATTTTCATGATTCGCTTTCAGGTTGGTTTAGGTTTGGTTATGGGGCCGAAGCCCCGGTGGGTTTAAATTGTGCGGTCCATCTTGATGTGAATGAATCTTTGCACGACCTTGCAACGGGCTGTGCCAGCTTTGGCCTCGGCTACCGTGTCAAAGCCGTTGACGCCACAGTTTCCAATATCCGCAAAATCCCAACCCTTCTCGAGGGTCACGATGATGCTGTTACCAATGTTGCGCTCGTCATCAATGTGAGCAATCCAATGGCGCGTGGCCAGCAGTTGTTCGAGTGTTTTGCTTTTCATGCTGGCCTCCGATTAACGGCTGGTGACTTTGACGCTGAACACTGCGGTCACTTTGGTGTGACGTGCGATCTGCTCTGCGGTAGCGCCCAGCTCTGCGAACAGAGCCTTGCTGTCAACCACTGAGCGGTTGGACTCCATGTAGGTGGCTTTGAAGAGGTCGCCTTCAACAACCTTGTCGCCACCGAGGCTGGCGCTGTCTTTGATGCCGTCTTTGATGGCATCGGCTTGTTTGGTCAACGCTGCGATCTGAGCCAAGAGTGCGCCGAGGGTGTCAACGTCGTGGGTGAGAGTGATAGTGGTCATTGCTTGCTTTCCGTGTTACCTGCTGATTGCAGTGATGCTAGTGTAAGCCCAAATTAAACGATTGCAAGAACTTTCTCATTTATTTTCTAGGTGCTTACCCTAATACATCAATGTTCAGCAGCAAACGGGTGTCCATCAACAGGTCAGACTCGTCATAGCCGTAGTGCTTGGCAAAGCCCTTTGTCCCAAGCCCGTGGAGGCCCGTAGCGCCCCTGTGGTGCATCGGGCATAGCGGTATGACGTCGTAGTGGCTGGAGCGCCTTCCTGCCCCCGTTCCTGCCCTTAGATGATGCAATTCAGCAGGCGTGCCCTCGTACCCCATCCTGCGGCAGACGGCACAGCCTAGCTCGGCCACTCGGCCCATGTGTTTTTTCTCAGCTAGTGTGGTCATGCTCTGCCCTTGATTTTGCGTAAGCCTCTTCCATGGCCTTTGACATCTTGTTTGACGCCGTCACGACGGCACGCACAAACTTGTCAAACGACCAGTTCCAAGAGTTGTTGCGCCTGATGGCGGCCTGCACCGCCTTGCGCCGTTTGCGGGGGCTGCTCATAAGGGCCGCCCCTTTAGCTCGTGGCAGGTCTGGCATCGCCACTGGGGCGTCCCATTGCTTGACTTGCCCAGCTTCTGGGCTGGCTGTAGGCGGCAGACTTGGCAGGTCTTCTTGGTCGGGTCAATCGTTGGCGTCACGGTCGTCCTCCAGCAGGTGGTGGCACGTTGGGCAGCGCCTCTCGCGCTCGTCCTCAATCTGCCTCTTGCGCCAGCCGCTGACTCTGGCTTGTTCGCGCTCGATGCGCTCGAACTCTTCGTCCTCTTCGGTCTTCATATGTTCCCCCTTGCTCTAATGTTTTCCGCTGCCGATTCCAGCGCAGCGGCCCTTATGTCGTTACAGCGTGATGCCATGTGGTCACAAACCTGCGCACAAGCCTCACGCTCGTCGGCACGGATGAGTTCAATAAGCTTTCGCACATTTAAATACGCGTCCCAATCGTTTTCTACCCACGCCTGCTTTTCAAACTCTTTGTCTCGTTCAGTCATTTTTTTTCTCTCAGTCATTTTTTTTCTCCAAAACAATTGCTTCTAAAACTTTAATATGGACACACAGATCGTCGTGCAAATAGTCGGGCAGGCTCGCCTTGGTGCTAAAACTCCACGACTCCAACGCTGACAACAGTTTGATGATGTTGAGTGCTTGTTCTTTTGTCATATCGTTGCCTTTCCTTCTGCCCGATTGCTTGCCTCTTGTGAGCGCCAGACCTCAATGCGGGCCTGCGCAGCGATCAGCATCCAGCGCAGCTCTTCTCGGACTTCTACGGCCTCCCGCAATGCCTTCAGGTGTTCGCGGTATGCCGTCGAAGCGTAGGCCATGCGCTCTTGCGTGATTGCGGTCTTGTATCCCATCATCTCGGCTTCGATCATCTGCTCGGCCTTGATGGTCTTGCGTAGCTCTTCCATGTAGATCTTGTTGCCCTCGGCAATCGAATATGCTTTGGACTTTGCAATCATGAAATCGACTGCGGCTTGGGGATCAATCAACTTTTCGGTCATCTTCATCTCCTATGTAGTTTTTACGCTCCACCATCATTTCCGTAGCCAAGACATAAGCGTGCTTGGCAAAATTCTTTGACTTTGCTGCGTCGTTGGCCGCAAGCCCTGCGGCAATGAACATCGCAAACAGGTCAATCAGTTCTGGCTCTTGTTTCATGGCTCCCCCATAAATAATGCGTCACCTGCTTCAATCGGAAACCATGCGCCCCACGCCACAATTTGCAGCACGTCCATGTGCTCTAAGAACCCGTCAACTGGGCTGATGCGGTACTCAATGTCGCCGTCATCGGTCTGCACTTTTGCAATGCCGACTTTGCCCTTGCGCCCTTCGTACCATTTCACTTTTAATGCCGTCATAGTTCCCTCACATGTACTTTGATCATTCCGCCGATGGTGTCGGCCCAATAAATTCGCAGGTCAACGATATTGCTGTCGTCCTCCCAGACGCCTGCGTGGGTGCAGCCATCAAGGACCGCTTTCAGCAAGTTGTCAAGGTCTCTCCTGCGCTTGTCTGGGCGGTATGCCTCAATCTCTACGCAGAGCTTGCCTTGGTAGTGCGCAGCGCCGCCTTGCAGTTGCACCTGCTCGATCGCCGCCGTGCGATATTCGCGCCCCTTGGCGCTGATGATCATGCGGCCTTGGAAGGTGCGCCAGTAGGCATTCACGCTCGGCGGCCACGGCAGGGTCAGGGTGATGCCACCAAGAAATTTCTGGCAGTAGGCGCTTAACTCCGCCGTGAGCTGGTCTTCGGTCATTGGCGCTGCGCAGGAATGCGGCTCATCATTGCTTCGGCTGCGTTACGCAGGGCGGTGCAGACCACCCCCTCGTCGTCAGCGTCGGCCATGTCCAACAGCATCTGGACGCAAGCCCGGCGCTCAAGGTACATAGCCTGCCTTGTGGTCTGAATTGCAACGGCCATGATCTCTGCCTTTGCTTCGCTCAATGCCTTGTCAAACTCGTTCTGCGTGAACAAGGTCTGACCCTGCGAAAAAATGTTTTTCTCAAAGCTCATTTCCATTCTCCTTTTTGCAAATATATTGTGGAATTGGTTGCATGTAGCCGATGCCTTTTT